AGATAGTTTACAAGAAATAGCATCTGATTCTTATTCTTGGCATTATTGCCAAGGGAAGATTACTTTTATTCATAAGATAAGAATAGATCGTCAAGGAGTTACTGATGAATGACAAAGTTGTAAGTCAGCACATTCAGGATTGCTTCGTTTTTCTATCTATCGTTGACAGCAATTTCTTAAAGATGGCTCGGACTGCGATCAAACCAAATTGGTTTAGCTCGCAGGTAACAGAGGATATAATAAGACTTTGTTATGCTTACTACGATCAGTTCCAACAAGCTCCTGAGAATCATCTTCATGATGAACTAGTTCGGTTTCTTCATAAGGCTGATGAAGATAAGAGAAATAATTATTACGTATATATAGAACGAGTATCTGAGATGACTACTCCAAATAAGGCATATGTTATTTCTAGTTTCAGCAAATTTGCTCAGGCCAGAGAGTTGGAGGAATCTTTAATCGAAGCGCGTCCGCTTGTAGAAAGAGGAAATTTTGATGAAGCTCGAGGGATACTTCAGAAAGCACTCAAGGCTGGAATTCCATCAGAGGAGGAGGGAATTGAGTATCCAGAGAATTGGCCTCCTGCTTATCATAGTGCTGCTGAATTTAGGGAAATAGTTTGTCCAACAGGCATTAGAATTATAGATAATGGAATTAAAGGATTGCGAAGAACTCATCTTACTTGTATTTTTGCAGGATATAAAGTTGGAAAGACATGGGGATGTATTCAAATTGCAAAAGAAGCTCTTATGATGGGGCGGAATGTATTGGAGATTTCTCATGAAGCGTCAGCTGCAGAAGTTGAGATGAGACATGATATGATGTTGGGAAGTTTAGTGAGTGAAGATACTGAGGAGGATGTAGAATTTTTTGAATATGATAATCAAGGAAATAGGACAGGCACATTTACAGAAGTTAGGGATACTGTTTTTAATGCAGAGGTTGTAAAAAGAGTTCGTGATAGGATTCAAAGATTTGGTGGAAGAGCAATTCTTAAGAAATATCCTATGCATACGTGTACCATTGGGGAGATTGAAAGATACTTAGATTATCTTGAGACATTTAAACATTTTATCCCTGATTTACTTATCAACGACTATGTCGAAAAGATGAAAATGCCAAAAGCTGGTGAGGGTAGAGATCAAATCAACGAGACTTATATGAACTTAAAAAGGATAGCAGATGAGCGGAAAATTGCTGTTGTTACTGCTAGCCAAATAAAAACGAAGTACTTGGAGAGTAGTGATATAAGTGAGGCGGGAGCTCCTGCTGAGGATGCAAGAAAGTTGGGTAATATTGATCTTGGATTGTTTTTTGGTATGAGTAGAACGCAAGCGAGAAGAAATCTGATGCAAGCTTATGTACTTGTGAATCGAAGTGGTCCACAAAAGTTTGGTTGTGTAGTAAGTAGGAACTTGAAAGTGGGTCAACTAGTTCTCGACTGCTGGCCGATAAGGTTTGTTGAGGAGGGAATATAATGAAAAATATGGAACAAGAGGTATAGGAGAGATAGAATGATTAAATTGACAAAGAACAAAATCAACTATTCAAATGATTTTAATCCAGAGTGTGGTAAGTATATTGAGAAAGAAGTGAAATTCTTATTACCTCATCTTAACGAGACAGTTGAGTTGAGCGATGATTTTACCTTGGGAGATCTTTTCAGTTATATTGAGAAAGAAAAAGATATTTTTGATATCGTATTTTCTTCACATCTTGGTCATTATTCGCTTCAGTCTTTTGTTGATGAGATAAAGAAACCATTGGAAGTCAATCTTAAAATTCTTCTGAATGGTCCGGAGGATGAGATTGATTACTTAGAAATTCAAAGATGTGGGGAGTACTGGGATGGAGATATTGAATTATATATAGATTTTCACGGAATAAATGGAAAAGAGGATATAGGATATGCAATTGAGTTTACTCCATTGAATGAACTAAAACATCTTCCACTTCGTTTGAATGAAGATTTTAGTGTGACTGAGGATAAGATTCCCTCAAGGATAGTAATGTATCTTGCCAGATTGCTAAGGAAAATTGGTATTCTAAGAAGCTGGCATCCTTTCTTTCATATTTGTGTTAAAGGAAAAACTAATTTTACAGTATATGAGTTGATATCATCAGTTTTGTATGAAATTAGTTTTGTGGGAAGTCCTGAGGAAAGAAATGTAAGATGGTTAGAATTTGAGAAAGATATAGAAGAAATGAAGAACTTGATAGTGAGGATTGATCATGAATGAGGATGATACTCGAAAGAAGACTTTGAAGAATTTTTCTGATGAAATAGATAATTTGGTTGAGGAACTTATGAATTCAGGAAATTCTCAAAATAAAAAATTGGCCTCTAAGTTTGAACAAATTCGGTTAAATCGAAAAGTTAAGTTTAGTATACCTGAGTTGATAGCTTCTTTAGGTTATTTACGATTTTCTGTTAAGTATTTGATTTTCGATCTTGAAGCGACAAGACGGGAAAATAAATATCTTAGAGATTTGCTGGATGGAAAGAAAGGTGAGTTATGAATGATTTAATTAATAGTGTTTGGTTTCTTGCTGATAAATTTAGGACTGATAGTTCCTTGTTGAGTCTTAATTTTGAAAAAATTAATGTAGTGGCAAAGGCTATTGATAATCAGTTGTCTAATAATATTGATCACATGAATCAAAAAGATAGCACTCTTTGGAATCTTCCAAAGTGCATTAAGTCAACTGATCCAGATAAACTAGAAAAGATATTTCTTTATGAACTCATTGCTAATTCAGTGAATTACTGTTATTGGTATGGATGGCATGATATCCGTCCTGGAGGAGCTAATTCTGGTAAGATGTATGATCTTTTGGATGAAAGTTTTGATGAATTAGAAAAACGGAAGAAAATAAATGTCTTTCATCCTCATCATGAATTAGAAATAATCATTGCTAATTTTATTGATAGACTAAGTAGAGCCCGCTTCCCATTGATAGATCATAGAATAAGGCATCTAAAAGAAATAGTGAATAGTAATCTTTTGGATGTAATTGAGTTATTAGTATCAAAAAAGGATTATAATGTGGATAAGTGGCTTGATTACATAGTTACTACCTTTCCAGGATATTCAAAAGATATGTTTTTGAAACGAGCTTTTTTGTTTATTATGCAAATGTATAGAAGGTGCGGGATATTTGAAAAGGAAATAGATAGAATTCCTGTTCCAGCGGATTATCAGCTTCCGAAAATACTGAGATGGTTAGGTTGTATTGAGTACCATTACCCCTTATATTTTACAGTAGATTGGAATTTACCAATAGCAGAAGGTTGTTCTTCGGAATGCGAGATTAGAGCAGCCACTATTGTAGCTTGTAAGAGGATAGCTGATGCTGCTGGTTGTACTTGTGAACAGGTAGATACATATCTGTGGGGTAAGAGAAATAAGTGCAGTGATCCTTTTCATCTTACGATTACATCAAACTACTAGTTGCTTATACGGGAAAGAGACGATCTTCTAAAAGTATTGAAAAAGGAGTGGAGACTAGAAAAAAGAATACCAAGAAATGTGGATATTATCATTCTTCAGAAACTATAGAGAAAATGAAAAAATCTCAGATGGGGAGAAAGCATCCTAAAGAAGAACAAAAGAGGAGGATAGAAACTAGAAGGAAAAACGCCCTGCTTAAAGGGAAAAACTGGTGAACTAATAGTAATGAATAATCTTGATTACAAATCTTTAACAAAAGAGGAACTACAATATATTTTTTCAGATGTAGATTTTCCTTTATCACCTATGCTTCACCAATTTATCTCTTTGGTTTTTGCTGCGGATAGAGATCGTGTAGCATTTCTTCATGATGTAGGCACAGGGAAAACTTTGACGGCTTTGTATACTGCTAAACTTTGGAAACCTAATAAGATATTGGTGATTTGTCCATCTTCAGCTTTTGGGTCATGGAGGAGGGATCTTGAAAATAATACTAATTTTTCATATCAGTTTCTTACTGGAAGTGGAAGAGAAAGAAAACGTGAACTTAAAAAGAAGAAGGATGTTTATATAATCAATTATGAGGGACTAAAGACATTATATTCTAGGCTAAGTAAAGTTAAAGGAGAAGGTTGGGAAATACTATTAAATTCATTTATTCATAACTTTGATTGTATAATTTTGGATGAAGTTCATAAGGTAAAAAATTATGAAGCTCTTCAATCCAAAATTTGTCTTGAATTATCCAAGAAAGCAAAATATGTAATTGGCTTGACAGGCACTCCTGTTGATAAATCTTATTTAGAATTGTTCAATATATTTAAGATTATTGATTTAGGAAAGTCACTTGGGGCAAACTTTTTTGCATATCGCTATCGTTTTTTTGATAGGAGAATTTGTGGGAGTAAATGGGGAAGGAAATGGGTTGAGTGGGATCTTAAGTCTGATTGTGAAGAAAAGATACTTGATAAAATTTCAGATGTAACCATTAGTTTCAGCAGGAAGGAGTGCTTTGATTTACCTCCAATTCAGGAAATAATTAAATTTGTTTGTCCGTCAAAACAATTTCTTAAATTCCAGAGTAATATTATAAACAACAAATCATTGAAACTTCCAGGTACAGAAGTTTTGATTGAAAATAAAATAAAAGCAAAAGCATTTGCATTACGAGAATTACCTAGTGGCTTTTTTTACTATGGAAAAGATAAAGAAGTTTGTAGACTAAAGAAAAATACAAAAGTTGAAGCTCTTCTTGACTTACTTGAGGATACAAATTCAAAAGTGATTGTTTTTTATTGGTTTACTGAGGAAAGAAATATTATATCTAAAGCTCTTAAAAAAGAGAATATTTCTTTTTGTTCAGCTTTTGGAGGGCAGGATCTTTTTGATAGAGAAAAAGAAATTACTAAGTTTTCTGAAGATAAGGATGTTAGGGTATTGCTATCACAAGTTATCGTTGCTAGTGAGGGATTTGACGCATTTGCAGCTAATGTGGTTGTGTTTTTCTCTCCTCTTTCCTCTCCTAAAATGAGAAAACAATGCATTGGGAGAGTTCATAGAAAAGGACAAAAAAGAAAATGTTTGGTTGTAGATTTTGTAGTGGAGAATTCAATAGAGGAAAGAGTTGTTGAGAGGAGGTCTAAACGATTTAATTTTGTAAGGGAAACTATGGAATATATCCAAGATTTTCATAAAGGTTCAGATGAGGAGGAGGTATGATTAAGAGATGGGTATAATTATATGATAGAAAAGTTTACTAACAAAATTGTTGAGGGAGATGCTGTTGCTACTTTACTTCAGATTCCAGATGGTAGTGTTAAACTAGTGTTAACTGATCCTCCGTATTTTGATGCTCATCATTCAGAATTTTTGGATAATAAAATTCAAACTTTTGATGATTATTTAATTTGGTATGAAAAATGGCTGAAAGAAGTTTTCCGAGTTCTTTCCGATGAGGGTAGCTTTTATGTTTTTGTTCCTCCACTTGAATTTGCTGAGGTGCATATACTAATTAAAAAGTATTTTTGTCAAAAACAAATAATATCCTGGATTAAACGAAATGTTATGATTCGACAACCAACAACAAGAAATTATTTTCCAAAGGTAGAGTTTATAGGTTTTTATACAAAAGATCCAAAGAAATATACTTGGAATAGTATAGCAAAGGAATTTGGATTACAAAAAGCGTGTAACTTTGCATTGAATCCAACAATACATAGGAGAGTTGGTGAAGGCGTTGAGCATCCTACTCAAAAGCCGTTGAAATTATGTGCAAAATTTGTATATGCATCTTCTAATGAGGATGATATTGTTCTTGATCCTTTTTGTGGTTCAGGTACAACTTGTGCTGCTGCTAATCTGTTGAATAGAAAATTTATAGGTATTGAAATAAATCCAAAGCACTGTAGGATATCAAGAAGCAGGATAGACCAGTTTTTAGTGGAGGATTTAGAGGATAAACCAAAGAATGCTATTTTTTGAGCAAGAAATAATACTATTTTAAAAGGAGAAATAGAATGAAGAAGTTAACTCCTGAAGAATGAGCTACAATATATAATAAGAGATTTCCTACTCATCCACCTTTGTCGTATAATGGAAGGTGGATAACAGGAGGATGGTACTTTTTTCGTGGGAAGAAAGGAAAGATATATGGAAGTTATCCAGATATGTATTTAAAGAGACTTTACACTTTATTCCCAGATTGCTCGAGAATATTACATCTATTTAGTGGGGCACTTGAAAGTGATGAAAAAGGGATCCGTTTTGATATTAGCTCGGAATTCCATCCTAATGTTTGTGGAGATGTTCGTGAACTTGAGAGATATTTTGAGCCAAACACTTTTGATTTGGTATTAGCCGATCCTCCTTATGGCAAAGAAGACTTTGCTAAGTATGGTTGTGAACCTTTTAATAAAGGAAAGGTTACAGAATCTTTGTATTCAATAGTTCAGCCTCAAGGTTTTATGGTTTGGTTAGATACAATACTTCCAAAGTATAAAGGAAAATATTGGCAGTTGATGGGGATGATAGCTTTTGCACAAGGGCCTGGAATGAGGTGTAGATTAATTTCGATTTTTCAATCTAAAAAAGAAATAGGAGATATTGAAATTGTAAATGAAATATCTGATCAAGATTTAAATAGTAAGCCAAGAAATGCTATTTTTTAATTGAAAGGAAACAAAAAAATGAATGAATATCAAATGAAAGATGGAATTAAACTTTTTTTGGAAGGATTGGGTCTTGATCTTAAAGATCAACATCTTAAAAATACTCCTGCTCGAGTTGCTAGAGCTTGGATTGAAACATTTGCTGCCGGATATCTTCAGGATCCAAAAGATATATTTTCAATTGAATTTGATGAGAAATGTAATGAGATGGTAATTGTAAAGGATATTCCTTACATTTCTCATTGCGCACATCATTTAGTTCCGTTTCTTGGTAAGGCTAAGATAGGATATGTTCCGAATGGTAAGATCACTGGTTTGTCAAAGCTTGCAAGAGTATTGGATGTATATGCTCACCGTTTGCAGGTGCAAGAACGACTTACCAGGCAAGTAGCAGAGGCTATTCAAGAGTATATCGAACCATTGGGAGTGGGAGTAGTGTTAACTGGAGAGCATCAATGCATGACTACTCGAGGAGTTTATAAACCTGGAAGTGTTACAATTACAAGTTGTTTGCTTGGACAGATGAGAGAAGATTCTGCTATGAGGATGGAGTTCTTGAATTTTTGAGTAGAAATTTTGATTTTTAATTTGGATTTTCCTAAAAGATATATTATACTTTAAATATAGAGTATCAAAAACTATAACCTTTTTTAGATGAGGAGGAATTTGATTATGTACCTTTTAATTGATGATAAGAGAGATATTGGTGCTGACATAACTGCTCGTTCTGCTGTAGCTGGAAAAGCTGTATTGGCAGAGTTATCAGGAATCATTAATTGTCTTGGTATTGATTATGATTTAGGTGGGCCAATATCTGGTTCTGATATTATTAAATGGGCTGCTAATAGAGGTTTTCTACCAAAGAAAGTTCAGATAGTATCTATGAATCCTCCTGGACGTAAAGCTATTCAAAATGCTTTGTTAGATGCTGGATATCGGTGTAAGGATAGTTCTAATTTTGTAAGAGAATCATAATGAAAGTTCCAGTAGATTTATTATACTTTAAGGAGAAGATTATGGACGAGAATGAACAAGACAAATGGTATGAACTTGGCCAAATTGTAGCGATTGAGGAAATCTCTAACAGATTTATTGAGAAATCAGGTGGTTTTTTCAAAGTTGGAAGAGATGTGGATGCTAAAATAACTCGACAATGGGGCAAAGAATTAGCGAAAGAAGCAGTTGGGAGACGCCAAAAATATTCCAGCAAATATCACGAAAAAGCTGATGAGATGCCCAATGGCCAAATGTAGATATAGAAAAGTGTGATTTTTGCGACTGTAAATTATGTTGATTTTGAAAGAAAAGTTAGGAGAATAAATGCCTTATATACAACAAGAAAGTCGTGATTTACTTGATCCAATTATTAATGAAATACTGATAACAATTTCTGTGTGTGATGTAGGCGATATGAATTATATAATTACTAAGTTGATTCATCAGTGGGTGGAAACCCATGGAGGTTTAGGATATGCTACTACTAGTCAAGCTAGAGCGATTTTAAGTGATGCAAATGATGAATTTTATCGTACAGTAATGGCACCATATGAAGATAAAAAACGTAGAGAAAATGGATGTATAAGTAAATTAGATGAACTGCGTGCTGGTTGAGGTAAAAGGATTGAGGAATGTTAGATTGGATAGCTGCTGCTTTTGAAGTATCTGGACTATGGATTATTGGGAATAAGAAAAAGTTTGGTTTCATCCTTTTAATTCTCTGTAGTATCTCTTGGATTATTTTGGGCATTCAAGTTCAAAAGTATGGACTTTCTGTCGCAGCTTTTGTATGTTTTGTTATACATGTTCGAAATTACTTAAAATGGTATAAAAATGAAGAGAAAGAAAGAACTAAAATTTAAGAAGCGTCGTCATATATCTTCCGAAGAGCTTTTTCCAAAGAAGAGAGATTTACAATTTTTTAGAATGAATTATTTGATTACACAGGCATTTCCAAATCCAGTAGAGAGGAAGGAATATATTGAAGCACTTATAAGAGGTCTTGAGGAGCATGAAGAATGAAATGTCCAGCTTGTAAAAAAGGATTAAGGCTTATTAACCCGTCACAAAGATATGAATACATTTGTATTAACGAGAATTGCCCTGCGAACAAAGAGCTAAAGGAAAGTGGTAGCTCTGGTTACTTTGAATTTTATGGTACACAAGAGGAAATAAATAAACAATGGAGGTAATATAATGAAAGTTTACTTAGTAGAAGTTGTGATAGGAAAGAATCTTGAATCTATTTCTATCCAGACTGACTTTGAGATAGCTCGTGGATTTATTGGAGATAGAGTAGGTATTATAACAGAAATGATTTTGTAGTTGAAGTATATCCTGAAGGAATTGGAGTTTGTAAGCATTGGAATTTTGCGTTGGATGGAGAAACAAATGAAACTAACTAAATCAGATACAAACAATGCAATCATTACGTCTTTAGCAAATGTTAGAAAGCATTCTAATGCTGACCGACTCAAACTTGCTACTGTGTTAGGGACACAAGTTATAGTTGGATTGGATGCTAAAGATGGTGATCTTGTTGTTTACTTTGATTCAAATTTGCGATTGTCTTATGAATATCTTTACTATAACAATTTATACTCCAATAAGGAGATGAATTCTGATCCAACTCAGAAAGGATACTTTGGTAAGAATGGACGCGTTAAAGCTCAAAGATTTAGAGGAGAAATTTCTAATGGATATGTAGCTGATTTTTCTTCACTAGATGCTGTTAAAGGGATCGTGGATAATAACCAGAGGGTGTATCCTTCTTTCTATCTAAAGAAAGGTGATGAATTTACTCACATCAATGGAGTAGAAATTTGTAGTAAGTATATTGTTCCTGTTAAACATTATAGTATGCAAGGTAAAGCTAAAATTCATCCTGTAGTTTCTGATATGTTTTGGAAGCATTGGGATACTAAGCAGCTTATGAGAGAGAAAGATAGGATAGTTCCAGGACCATTATATGTAGAAGAAAAGATTCATGGTACTTCCGGTAGAACAGGGAAAGTACTTTGTTATACAGGAAAGAAATGGTATCAATTCTGGAAGCCTATAACAGAATGGAAAGTAATTAGTGGTACAAGGAGAGTGGATGATATTAAATTTCACATGTATTCAGAGAGACATTTGATTGAAGAAAAAATAGCTCCTCATCTTCATAAAGGAGAAGAAGTTTATTATGAGATTTTTGGACATAAAGCAACAGGAGGAGAAATTCAAACTAGATATTCTTATGGATGTACTGGTGGTGAATATAAAGTAATGCTGTATCGTGTTACTATTACAACGCCGGATGGATATAGTATTGATCTCAACAGGGAACAAGTTTATAAGCGAGCAGAAGAGTTAGGATTAGAAAAGCCAGTATTGTTGACTACAAGATTTATGTTTGAAGATAGTAATATTGATGATATCTGTGAACAAATAATGGATTTTGCAAAAGGTAGATCAACTCTTGATGCTAATACGCTTCGAGAAGGAGTTGTTGTATGGTTTAAAAATTGCAATGGAAATTGGTCTTGTCTCAAATATAAAGGTGAAGAATTTCTTTTAGATGAGAGTAAGCAAAAGGATAAAGAAGTTGGAGATGTGGAGGATGAGTTATGAGTAAAAAATTTAGTGCTAAAAAAATGGTAGAATGTAATATTGCGAAATGGCCTTTCCTATCACCAGAAAGGTTTCTTCACATAGTTTTCCCCTGGCGTGAAGAAGGCAAAATTCGACGAATTATAATTACTAACTTTTGGAGATGGTCTTCAAAATGGTGGATGTTTGGTTTTATTTCTTTTTGTGATGTATAGAGTAAAATTATTAACAAAAAGATGAAAACAAAAAGGTGAAAAGTGAATTAATCAAAGAACTTGAAAATAAACTTGAAAGGTAAATGTGATGTTACTTATTGATTGTGGTGCTCGAAAAATTGAAGTTCATGATGATTGTATCTATATTGTAGAAGATGAACAAAGGACTTTATTTGAAAATGTAGACCAATTAACAGATGATGAAGCAAAACGACTTTATATGTTAGCTGAACAGCTGAAGTAATAAGAAAACTAAAGAAAGTTCTTAAGCGTACTCAAAGTCGTTAGAGGATGAGTAAGAAGAAAGTCTATGCAAAGAGGATTATAAAGTGAAAGATCTTGGTGATAGAATGAAAACATATGAGTATGTGAGTAGATACTATTTAACTAGAAGAACTCCAGTTATCATTCGAGTTGATGGTAAGACATTTCATACTCTTCTCAAACGTACTGAAAAACCTTTTGATGATGTTTTCCTTTCGATTATGCAGGAATCAGCTCAGTTTCTTTCTGAAGAAATTCAAGGGTTTAAGTTAGCTTATATTCAATCAGATGAAGCAAGTTTTTTGTTAACTGACTATGATAAGATTGATTCTCAAGGCTGGTTTGACTATAATTTATCCAAGATGATTAGTATATCAGCTGCTAAGATGTCTTCAATATTTAGTCGCCTATCTCTCCAAAGGGAAGTAAAGATTGAGGGAATGGGACTTTTCGATTCAAGAGTTTTCAATATTCCAAAAGAAGAGGTTGCTAATTATTTTTTATGGAGAGCAAAGGATTGGCAAAGGAATTCGCTCAATATGTATGCCAGGAGTTTCTTTTCTCATAAACAACTTATGAATAAAAATAGTTTGGATATTCATGAGATGCTATATAATATAGGAAAAAACTGGGCTATGGATATTGATCCTCAGTTGAAGAATGGTTCTTGGTTAATAAAAGGTCAAGGTTGGAGATATGATATTCTACCCTCCTATAAAGATATTAACAAAGTTGTTAATCCTTTACTTGGATTGAAGGATGAAGAATGATTTCTAAGCAAAAGATTATTGATATATACAACAATTTGAGTATTCCAAATTGGGTTTCTGGCAATAATGTCACGAGGGGTTGGGTGAATATTCAATGCCCATTCTGTGATGACGGATCAAATCACTGTGGGACAAATCCAAGTAGTGAACTTTTTTCTTGCTGGAGATGTGGGAAAACAGGACATTTTGTTGATCTACTTGTTACTTTAACTGGGTTACCTTTTAGTCAGTGTAAAAGTATGGTTTCGGATTCAATTGTTTCGTTTAAGGAACATCCAGAAGAAATTTCTGAACCTGATTTAGCCGGCACTATTAAAGTGGCATTACCAAAAATGTTTGAATTTATCACTAATGATACTAATTTTTCTTTACTTGATGATTACCTTGAGAGGAGAAATATTTTAAGAGCTACTTTGATTGAACATGAATGTGGAATTTGCCGTGTTGGGAAATACATGAATCGTCTTGTAATTCCAATATATAATAAAGGAGAACTAGTTAGTTTTCAGGCGGCTGATCTTACAGGCTTTGCCAACGTTAAGTACAGAAGTGCTCCGATAGAGATGGGGGCAATAAACAGCTTTCTTTACAATTATGATAAAATAAAAACTGGAGGGAGGATGATTGTAGAGGAAGGTGTACTTGATGCCTGGAGGACAGGGGATGAAGCAGTTGCAGCATTTACATCTGCTCTTACTGGGAGTCAAAAGAAGTTAATTTTAGCAAAGAATTTAGATGAGCTGTATTTTTGCTTTGACTGTGAATTGACTGCCTATTATAAAGCTGCGGAGATTGCAAAAGAATTTGAGGCATATATTCCAACGGTTGAGGTAGTTAAATTACCTTTTGGTAAGGATCCTGATGAGTTGGGACGAGAGGAAATTTATAAATGTATATTGAAAACTAGAGTATAATTACATAAGAGTGAAGTTGTATGTGCGATAAAGTGGAAAATATTGAGCCATTAGAGTGGCCTGAAGAAATAGATCGTACAATAGAAGCACAAGAAAAATTGCATAAACAAATGATAGAAGCTATGGAACTTCCGGAGGAGTTTTTGGTCATCAATAGTTAATATTCTCAAACAAGATTTGAATAATATGGAGTTCAATAATGAATAAACTAAACATACAAGCAATTTTCGATTCCATCGACGGTGAATGTAATGGATTTCAAGGAGCAGGTCAACTAACTACTTTTATTAGATTAAAAGGATGTAATTTATCTTGTCGATGGTGCGATACGAAATACGCTCAAAATCCCAAACCAGAAAATTGGATGGCTATAGATGAGATTGTAGAACAGATTCACTTTCCAAAAGTTACTATAACTGGGGGCGAGCCATTATTGCAAAGAACAAATCTTTTGCCTTTAGTAGAAATTTTACTTACAGATGGTTATAGTATTACCATAGAAACAAACGGAACTGAACCTCCTTTTGCAGAAATAGATACATCATTTCGGGAGTTAAGATATGTGGTAGATTTTAAGCTTCCTTCTTCTGGAATGACAAAACGTATGAATTCATTAGCATTTAGTGATCTCAATTCTATGGATATTATTAAGTTTGTTATTTTAGATAAAGAAGATTATGATTTCGCCAGATGTGTTATTTTTGAACATCCAAATTGGATAGCTAGAAAGGTTTTTAGTCCAGCAGTTAAGATTAAGTATATTTATGCAAATACATGGGGTGAGTTTGAGCAACCTGATACTGTAATACCAAAGCGGTTATGTATTGTTAATGATGAATGGCCTCGCCAGTTAGCAGAGATGATGATAAGAGACAGAGTTCCTGCTCAGTTTAGTTTACAGTTACATAAAATTCTTTGGCCTGATGCAAAGGAGGAGAGGTAAGAAATGATAATCAAATGGTATGAAATAGTTTGTGACTATTGTGGCAATGCTGAACATTTTCGAGGAACTATTCAAAGTGCTGAAGAACAATACAAATCTACTAGTGGTATTGTATGTAAGAATAAAAACACTATTGTGATAAAGTAGTTTAGGAGATATCAAATGAAAACAAATCTTATAGATGAAACCAAAATGTCAAGTTATATTCGTACTGAATCTACTAAATTATATGCAGTTATAAGAGATGATGTACCTGGAAATTTACGTGAATTTTGTAGAAGGATAAAATGGCAGGTTAGGCAGAATGTAAATGGAGATACCGACATTGCTGATTTCGATATAGTATGGAATGATGGAGGATGGTGTAGAATAGTGGATAGGATTACACAAATACCTTGTACAAAATGGTATAGTGGAAGTAACTACTATTTAGCAGTTAAAGAGCTTTATAGTATAGTGAAAAAGTAGATAAAAATTTGATATTTCATTTGGATTTCCTTCAAGTATACCTTATACTTTATATAGGAAGCATTAAAATAAGAGGATTTGATTATGAAAAGAGCAAAGAAAAAAGCAATGAAGCGGGAAAAGGCAGAGGAATTAGTTACTGCTCGAGCTAAACGAACAGATGAGCAGCAGTTGGCAAAGCTTGATGCTAAAGGATATAAAGCTAATAAGGAAAGAACAAGATTACAGGCAAGGATAGACAGAAAGAAAAGTTCCATTAAAAAGGAGTAAAATGATGAAGATTGAGAAATTCAATAAGGTTAATCTTAAAGAGATTAGAGCAAAGGCATTGGCTGCTTTAAGCGATGTGGAAAAGGAATATGGAGTGAGTGCTGAAATAGGAAATTGCTCTTATCAAGATCATGAAGTAACTTTCAAATTAAAAATATCTCTACTTGATGAGAGTGGTACAAAAAAGCAAGATTTTAAAGAATTTGTACTTTGGGCCAGTTCTTATGGTCTTGATGTAGAGGATTTTGGAAAAACATTTATTCATAGAGGTCTGCAGGTTGAAATTGTTGGTTTGAATAGAAGACGGTGGCGATATCCAATTAAAGCTGTTGGAGTTGATGGTATATCTTGGTTCTTTTCACCCAAATATATTCTCAAAGTTTTAGGTAAATCAGGAGATTAGTAATGAATACTTGTAAACATTTTGGAGTTAGGACGAGTAAGAGAGAGGAAGAATCAAGATGTCAAAGATGTAAGGATAGTAATCTTGATTTGTTCAAAAAGTGTACTGTAGAGTCAAATATTACTATGGGTACTTCAACAGATGTTGATGAAGCAGGAAAGACTGTATTCATTCCTCCTAAGATAATTAGTGATACTGTACTCTTATATGAAAAGTTTGGTGAAACTCATTCAAGTTTATGTAAGGAAACAGATTCAGATGATAAACCATCTAATGAATTGAAACCAAAAAGAAAAATAACTCCTCGGGTTAAAGGATTAGCCAAGTTGTGTAGAAATTTAAGATCAGAAGGAAAAAGTGATGATGAGATAAGGCAGGCAGTAGCAAAAAGATATGTTGAAGCCGGGAAGAGTGAGAAGGATGCAAAAGGAAAAGCTAAGAATTGGGTGAAGAATATGAATTGGAATGAAGTTAGGACAGGAAGATTTTCCTCAACCAAATCCGAAGCAAACTTATCCGAAGCAAACTTACATGGAGTAGACTTTTTTGGAGCAAACTTATCCGAAGCAAACTTATCCGAAGCAAACTTACATGGAGCAGACTTACGTGAAGCAAACTTATCCAAAGTACTAATTAAAAATGCTCAAAAGGAAGAAATACTAAAGAGTATAGGTATTGGA